AAAGCCGGTAAAGAACTAAGAGATACGATGCCTGTATTCACTTCTGGAGAAGGTTTGATATTGACTGTCAAACTACCTGTTATTGATGCAGCAGCTCGTACTCTAAATTTACTTATCCCGGCTATTGTCCCTTTGAATAATCCGACTGCCGTTGCACTTGTCACAGAAGCACCAGTATTATCAAAAAGCGATTGTGCATACCATGTAATGCCGTCAATGGTTGATTCAAATTGCACTGTCCCTGTCCACGTATCAGAAAGTTGGACGGCAACGGTTGCATCGTTTTGTGTAAATACTTTTGTAACAGTATCGCCATTTGTCTTAATAATGGCAGTGACTGATTGGGCAGGGACAACATCGTTTTGAAACGCCGTATTATATGCAGATACTAAATTGACAATTGTCGTGTCATTACTATTATCGGTGACATTTTGTCCACCAGTTGCTTCAAGTGCCACATCATAAGAGCTACTTGTTGCAGCTGGGACAGCATGCCAAATAATCGCACCATCACCTTGTGGAATATCTAAAAAGTCGGTAAAGACTGCTTTAAAAGCTTGATAGCGATTATACAGTGGATAAAACGTAGTGTCTCCAGTTGTGCCTGAAATAAATCCTACTTCGCCAATAATCGCAGGTTTATTATTCGCATGTGCCACATCAACAAAATCTTTTAATTGTGCTCGGTATCCATCCCCTGAAATCCCACTTGTAAAGCCAAATCGGGCGCCATAATATTGTAGATGGACATTATCACTCTGATCTGGATAGGTATGATAATCCGCAAAATCAATATTCGGGAGTGCTGAAATGATATTATAATCAACACCTTCAAACGTCCCATTTGATACGACATCTTGTAAGCCTCCTGTACTTTGGGCATATTGCCAGGTATGCGCGCAGTCACCAAAATTGACCATATGATTTGGATCAAGTGACTTGATATAGGTCGACATTTCATCAGCCCACCCGCCAGGAAGCGAGAGCGCGATTAGGTTTGGCGCCTGAAGGGTATTCACGACACTTGCATCATCAAAATGATTTGTTCGTAACTCATTACCTAATTCCCAAGAGAATATAGCCGGATGATCTCTATATTGAATGCCATCAATCGTATTCACTCGTTGCGTGAGTGTCTTGATAAAATCTTTATAGAGATTTTTACAGTGCGTCGAGGTAAAAAAAGCATAGTCAACATTATTTCGATCAGTTGGCAGACCATCGCCATAAATCGTATTGACCCAACTGACATATTGCCCAGGCGTATTATAGTTATCAAAATTTCCATCCCCTAAATCAAGAATTATTTTAATATCTCGTTTTCGCGCTTCACTTAAAACAGTATCAATATTAACTAATGCACCTTCGTTATATCCAAGGTAGGGAGTGCCAGATTTAATGCTAACATTGACGTTATCAATATATTCCAAAACTGAGCCCCCAAAATTTTGAAAAGTAATCCACACACTTGTATTAGAACCAGAATTAAATTGTACTTGCTCCATTTCCCAAGTATTTGCAGTATCGGGAATAAATCCTCCATCTTTCACATTATTACTTCCCAGAGATGTTCCTACGAATACGACCGAATTAAAACCACCTCTATTTGTTGTTTTATGCCAAAAGTTAAAAATATAGTCAGTATTTGTAGTAACCGTTATTTGTTGTCCTAGTTGTGTAAAACCTGTTGTAGCATCTAATTTCGCTGAGTAGGTTCCATCTTGAGAAATCGTATTGTCTATTGCCCAATTAAATCCTCCACTAGATGCTGTTGTCCAATTTGTGAAATCTCCTGTCTCAAATGATGAATTAGCAACTAAATTTGTTCCTAAAGGATAAAAAAGAGATCGAAACCCTCCAGGTGGATCAAAACACCACGTACGAAGTACCGTGATGCCTAATTTTTTGGCATCATCCATTAACTTTTGTGTTGTACTGAGTGATTGACTAATAATTAAGGGATAATAATTAAACCCGACAAACTTAAACGGTTTTCCTTTATAGCTAAATTGCGGGCCATTATGCGTCACAAATGGACTTATAGAGGCAACATTCACATCTAATGCCCCAGGTTGGGAGCTCATTTGCTTTCCATTTTGATCGACAATTTCTGTGGGAAGTGCTTTTGTTAATCCGAGAGAGGGAACGTCTGTGCCGCCAATCTCAGTAAGATTTGTCCCAAATGTACTGATTTGATTACCAGCAGAATCAACAATTGCTGTTGTTGGCGCGATAACTGAACCTCCTGCCAATGAGAGCGCAGTGACGCCTTCTGCACCTCCTGATATGGTATCTGCTCCCACCATTCCGGGAACCCTATTAGCATCACGAACGGCTGAAACGTATCGAGGTAATAATGTGTTGAATTTTTCCATAAAAAAAACCGCCATTGCTGGCGGTATGTCCGTTAAAACTATTATAGCACAATTCTATTCCATATATCCTATTTTTGCTTCATTCTCAAGACGAGCAAGACGTGCTTCACGAGCAAGTATTTTTTCTTCTCGTTTATCAAGTAAGAGCTTTCGCTCTTTATCAATCTCAATTGCTTGATCAATGACTTCCTGTTTTTTCGTGAGTTCCTTTTCTCGCTCTCCTAGTGTTGAAAAAAGTTTTAACTTATCATCAATTGTCTTTTCTTTTATCATTAATTCATCTTGCGCTTTTTTTACTTCTTGCGTTTGGATTCGCAATTCCTCAAGATATGCTTTATCTTCTCCTATTTTTAATTCTTTCTCTTTTAATTCACGGTTTTTTTCATCGATATACTCTTTTTCTTGCTTAAATGAGAGCGTATTTTTTTCCAATTGTAACGCTTCATATCGAACTTGTTTGTCAAATTCATAGATATTCTGTTCTTTTTGTTCAAGAATACGCGCTTTTGAATCAAGTTGTGCGAGATCTGTATAGTACGCATGCATGGCATTGATTAAATTTTCCATGATAGAACGAATAGCTTTTAATCCTTCAGATCGTCTCTCGACTTCTACGCGTTCTGCTTCACGAGAGGGCGGTGTTATATGGGAAAACTTTGAGAAATCTAATGTATTAGAGTTTGACATAGATTCTCTCCTTCCATGTATTCACTCTATCTGCAAAGTGCAGTCCGCTTTTTTCTTCTAAAGCTAGTTTTTGTGCTAAGTGTTTTGCAATATGGTCAGCTAACCATTTCGGATATTCAGTTATCACACGAGAGGGAAGGATAACATCTTTGCCGTTATACTGGCAGACAAAATCCGCTTTAGAGGGATTAAAAAGAAGCGTTGGGGTTTGATCGGGTTCGGTTGGTAATTTCATTTTTCATTTTTTTCTTTAATAATTATTACAGGTTGGTTATTAACAGTGAGTCCATCGTCTATCATCTCGACGGTAATTTTACCTTCATTAATGATTTTCATAATCCTTATTAATGTAATTTCTGGCAATTCTCCATTTTCCCAATAATTTCTATATTTATCAGATTCAAAAATAAGTTTTACATTTAAAGCTGTTTTCATTTTCTAAAGACTGGTAAACCTAGATAAAATAAACACACTTTCTCTTTTCCATCGAGTTGATCTATTTCCTTGCCATACCCCTTTTCAGGATCTTTCGCATCGACTAATTGCTCAAGCAGTGCAAAATCATCTGAAGAAACAGTAAATTGTTTCGTTTCCAATGTTTTACTCGCTTCTAATTCTTTTTGTACATCTATAGCTGTTCGTAGTTTGAATGGAGCTTCTATTGGTTTTATGCTTTGTGTATTCCCTTCGAGAAGATCAATCTGAAACGCCATATCTTCTAGGGTATTTTCTAGCGTTTCAATATGTTTGGCAAACGTGACAATTAAAGATAAAAGTTCTCGTCTATTTGGGTGGCCGTCACGGTCTAACATCTCAATATATTCATTCCATCTATTTTCAGGAATAAGCGTATCTAACACTTGTGAAACATCTTGTCTAATTTTAACTTTTATCTTCATACTGCCACCTCTTTTGCTAATTCATCTTTTTGTACTGCAATTGTTTGTTCCTTAACATGCGAAACAGGTTTATTATGTACTTCAGGCATTGAACTTGTGGCAAGTCCGATATTATCGAAGAGTTGTTCATGGATTGAACGTGTATCCATTGGTTTTTCTGGTTCTCTTGCTTCTTGAGGCTCCTCATACATACCATATTCCTCAACCACGCCAATAATTACTACTTTTTTAATTTGCTGTAATAAGTCAGGATCATTTATTTTTGGTACGCGATCCCAAATCTGTACATTTTCTTCATAATGATCTAAGAATTGTTTTCCCATTTGTTTCTCACGTAACGCTTTTAACTCTTCCCCTTGTTTAGTGATTTGCTGTCCAATCATATATTCAGCGATATTTTTAAAGAATTTTAAAGCTAAATATCGTTCCATATCTTTATATGATTTTGCAGGTACTCGATGCCAGAATCTGTCGTACATAAATGAAAAGGTGTGGTCGAGGGGATTATATACGCGAATAAGATCATGAGATCTACGCATGAGTTCACGCGTTGCTATCTCCATTTCTTGCGCGTGCTTAAGGTCAAATTGCTCTTGTGCGAGTGATTTTGCCATATATTTAGTTTTTATTCAGTCCTGTTAGAGTAGGTTTTTCAATATTAGAATCAACAACTATAATTGGCTCAATTTTTTTAATAAGCGGCTTGATGAATCGATTGAAGTCAGAATCTGGATTGACTGTATCGCCATAGCCAAGCGTGATACGTGTTACAAGATTAAAGATAACCAATAATTCACCTTTCGTGAGCGTCAATTGATGCTCTTCAGCAAGTTTGAGTTGTAGCGCAACGCGTTGTTGTTTTTCTTCTTCTGGTGTTACTTTGTGATTTGGTGGATTCATCTTATATTTGAGAAGTTTATTGCGTCTTCTCTTCTCCTCTCGATTGCGTGGTTCCATATATCTCCTTCATTACTTACTATTATAGTTTTGGCTGTACTTTTTACGTTTTATAGATAGGAGAATACATTAAAAAGGATATTGCTTTCCTGCGCCGCTATTATAGAGCGTTGTGACTTCTGAAGAGGTCAAGACTCTACTCCATATACCAAACTCGTCAAGTTTTCCGTTGAACCATTCATTTACGTTCTGTCTCCCTATGTAATAATTCGATAAACTAAAACTTTGCAGATTCGTGCCCGATCCAGATGAAGAACCATTAATATAAAAAATATAATTACCTGAAGCATCATAAGTAATGGCAACATGAGTCCATGTATTAATGCTAATTGTCCCCGTAGATGCTCCTATACTAATAACATTACTCTTTAACAATTCTATTTTAGAAGAAGTATTATATCTAAATTCATAACCTCCATTGCCACCGATATTGCTACAAATAATTGCACCTGTTCCTGTAAACGATGGTATATTAATCCAGCAAGCAAAGGTGAATATAGAGATTGCTAAAGATGTATCACTACCTAAACTGATAGAATTATCTGTACCATCGAAATTACCACCACTATTAATTTTCCCAGTGGTCCATTGTGACCCAAGTGTGCCGTTCCAGGTACCCGTATTTGCCCCTGCCGCATCCCCGACGGATGAGCCCGTGTTCTCATCAAACTTATAGTATGAGACTATACCTGTTAATAATGAAGATGGAATAGTACCAGAAGCAATATTGCCTTGTTGTGTGGGATTGAAGAGTTTGCCTATATTTACGCCTATCATATTATGCTACTGGGGTAATATATACATCCCCAGTGCCAATAGCAGCGACTAAATCACCTGAATTATATGAAAAATATTCCACTGTGTTTGCAGGCATATAAAAAGATGTGGTTGTCGTCGCTGTTGGATTTGCCCCAAATTCAATATTCATATTTGCGCTTACCGCTATACGTACCACACTTGCCGTTATTGCGCCACTTTGTGTATTTGATCCTGAAGGAGAAATCTTGGTGGTGTTATTTGCACCAGATGGCGCAAGTGTTGGGATGGACTTTCTATCTGCATCAATAGGCATTGATACCGTTATATTGAAGCGTGGATATAATTTTGTGAAATTCATACATATTACGCAGCTGTCGTTACATTAGTCCAAGTGGTTGAACCAGTGGTATTGACATACAGCCTCGTAGATGTTGAAGATCCATCAGTTCTTAAATAGATTGATCCTTGTGCAGCTGAAATTGTCGGTGCTCCTGAGCCAAAATATACACCAATTGCTGAAGATCCCATTGATAAGGCAGCTGATGTTGCGCCTCCTGAAGTCGTAGTTGTCGCACTTAACGCGGTAACTGTTCCTGTTGCGCTAAGAGATGCTAATGTAGGTAAAATTAAAGCAGCTAACCCTGACATATCCAATGTCTGCCCGAATAATCCAGGCAATAACTGTCTGATATCAAAGTTTGAAACGAATCTTGGTTGTAATTTGGAAAAAATTGTTTTCATAGAGCTAACCCTCCGATAGGCGATTAGTCTATCTGGAGAAATACTGAGACACAATGTCCTGTTGCGTTTGCTTGTAATGCATATCCGACACCTGCATGTGTGGTTCCTGCAACATTGACACCGACTGCTCCTGCGACTGCTAAGGATGTACCGACTGCTGAGCCGACTGCAAAGACTGAATTATCAGATAACACTGCTGCCATACCATGTGTTTGTACCCATCCATAGGTAACAGTAGGTAAAGCATAGACTGCGACACCAACGGGAATACTGGTTTGGGTAGTTGGAAATTGAATCACTTTAAAGCAAGGATTCCATTTCATATTGACCTTTGTTGACGTTGTCCAGGCCGCTTGTAATGGTCTGTCAAGTGTCACAGTCAAGGTTGCTGCTCCAACTGCATCAACAGTATGGCCTAAAATTGTATATTCAGAGCCAAGATCTGGTGTTGTATACACTGATACGGAACCGTCAACAAAGTCATTTGCCGCGACAGTTGTTGCGCCATTAGTAATTGATACTTGCTGTACTTGACTTGCTGCGGCTATTGAAGAAGCAAGAACTGCCATGTTTTCAAATGTCGTATCTTCTGCTCGAGCTTGTAAAAGATTTCCTTTCACTAAATTGGAAGCACCTGCTAAGGCATAACGAAACATCTTTCCATCTCGTGTTAAACCAAGCGTCCCCAATGGATGATTTTTGACTGTATCACTGGTATAGAGATCTTGTCCAAAAAGCTCAATAACTCCGGTTAACATTGCAAATCTGGTATTTAATTTAGTAAATTTCATATGTTTATACTCCTGTAATTCCTGTACCTTTTGAATGTGATCTGAAAGACAATGGAATGGTCTGACCGATACAATAGAATCGTGCAATTCGTCCTGCTTGATCTGGGATGGTTAATGGTTTCTGATAGAACCACCCATTCCATTCTGATGGTGTTTCGACAGCTTCAGCGCCTCGTCCCTCATATGCTTCCATTGTGCCAAAGTCTACTTTTTCTAACACATCTTTGTATTCTTCAGGCACTTCCGCTCGTCCCTTCCATGTGACATATTTTTCATCAATAAACCAGAGCATTTGTTGAGTTGCATAAAAATCACGAATAATATAGGTATCTCGGTAGGAAAGCGCATTAAATCCAGCAGCTGATCGTAATTCTCCTTGATTTCGTTGTGGGTATCTATCTCGTGTACGCATCTTGTCATACCCGACATCTCGATAAGACTGTCTGACAAATGGTGTCAAGAGCTGTTCGTAGTCAGAGAAAATGGAAGTCGTGGTAAAGCCGACATTTGGAGATTCTTCAGCCAGACCAGGACCAAAGCCTGAGTCATATTGCGCTGCCATGGTACCAAGCGTCAATTTACCTGATGAATAGGCTGTTAAGACTGATTCAAGAGAAGTATAGGTTGATCGTGACAATCCGCCGATAGTTGCGACATTTGTCCCGTCATCAATAATTGCTTTAAGACCAAGTGGTTGATTGGCTGTGCCATCGCCATAAATCGCACTCCCAAGCGTTGTTAATGCAGTTGCTGCTGCTTTTTCATATTTATAGGTATCTAAATTAATAATGCCAAGTGAGCCAACATTAGCAAAACTTTCTAACATGATAGAAACCACTGGTTGTGTGTATGCAGTGTGTGCAAAGGATGCTGTCACTGCGGTAGAAACTGCTGAAGAATTCAATGTCTCAAGAGACGTGAAGAATTGTCCTTGTGTATCTGCTGCAATGTCATAGGTCACATCTTCTGTTTTTCCCTCAAACTCTTCACCTTGAGAAATCCATCGGGAATACAGAGAAGGGAAATTTAAAATCTGGTCAACGACTTTGTTGTAAAGATCTCGATTACCAAGTACATCGACACGAGAAGGAACGGGTATACCGTCTACATATTTTGGAAGAACTATAAGAAATTTTTTCATAAAAAAAACCCCAGCTTGCGCTGAGGTAAATCCTCTTTTTGTCACAAAAAAACCGCCCTTCTTGGCGGTATGTCCGTAACTTGCTGTATTATTTCATAGAAGAAATAACATGTCAATAGGGCAATTTGAGGTCATTTAGACTTTACTTACTTTTGCCCGTTGCATTTCATATTTAATTTGTGCCCAACTCTTCGGATGCATCTTGCCATCTGTTCCTTTGTAATAAAACGGTTGTGGCTTATTTGATTGCGTGACTGATTGATTACGCGATGGAGATACAGGCGCATCTGCTCCTGCAACTTGCTTTGATTGTGTTTTCCCTTGCGCCTTCATATATGGTTGATAATGTAAAAAAAATATTTTATTTAATGAATCAACAGGAGGAAGTCCTTTTGTCTTACGTTCTGTATTCAATTTTACGCCAAAATCAAATATCTCTTGTGTTTTTTTTGCTCCTTCATCAGTCGTAGTAGGATTATTGATCTCTTCAACATTTACCGGACGCTTGAGAAAACCTGCTGCGTAGATCTCTTCAAGATCTGCCGCGATTCGTTTCTGATAATCATCAAGTTTTGTCTGTTGAGTATCTTTCGCTCCTTGTGCCTCTTTGGCTTGTGTTTCTTTTTGCGCCTGTTCATCAATTACTCGTTGTCGTTCTGCTGCTTTTTGTGCTTGGGCAACTTTTGCATCAGCAATCCGCATTGTTTCAGCAATCAATTCATTATAATCTTTGGGGAGTCGTTTCTCTTTATCCCAGGCAGCAATCAACTCGTCTGCTTCTTTTTGTTTGTCCTGAATATCTTTATCTTTATCTAAGATCTTTTGAATCTCTTGTTTAAACGATTCTTTGGTTTCAGCAGCTATTTTCGTTGCTGTTTCTTCAGCTGCAGCAATTGCTGCTTTTTTGGCAATTTCAGATGGGTCTATACGTGGTTCTTGAGGTTTCTCATTCGTCGTGTCGCTCGTTTCCACTTTTTTCTCTGGTGGAGTTTCCACGCTGGCAGTCTCTTTTTTTTCTGATTTTTCTTCATCAAGTAAGCCATGTTTTTTTGCATAGTCTAAACGTGCTTGTTTTTGTGATTCTTTTCTAATTTGGTTCCATGATTTAATTGCATGGACTTTTTCTTCTTTTACTGCGCCTTTTTCTTCTTTTACTTCTTCTTTTTTATCATCCATAGCTACTATTATAGTTTTGCTTGTACTTTATAAATTGCGCGGACTAGCCTGTGGGGGTGTCGTTGGTGGTTGGGAGGGCACTTGCGCGGTATTACCCATCGTTGGATTTTGTGGTTGCATTGCTCCCTGTGGCTGTTGGGGAGGTTGTGGTGGCATAATCTCAGATTGTGCTTGTTGCGTTGGCATCACAGGATTTTCTTCGCTCTGCATGAGAGCCATTGCAATGTCTTGTGGTGTTTTTAAGCCTTTAACGACTTGTTGTAAATACCCCATTGGATTTGCTTTTGCCATAATGAGTTTTTCCGTTCGTCCTTCAGGATCTGAAAGTCCCATATCCACAAAGAACGTATAGGGATCAATCATTGCCATTTTTGCCATTTCCATCGCGTTATTCTGTGCTCGTAATTTATCTGTTCCAGAGGCTTTAATTTTGACAACCATGCCATCTTCAACCATATTTCGATTTAATTTGTGAAAAACTTCTTTGCCTGCTTCACCTAGTAAATAAAAGAAATGATCTTCGGTATAGCGAAGTTTGATAAACTGCATTTTCCATTCTGCCATCCATTGCGCTGCAGGATTAATGGTATCTTCGACTTGGTCATCAGCTGCGGTAAAATCTCCTTCTCTGGCTATTTGGTTTGAAGTTGCTGGCGCATTGGCTTGTATCTCGCCACGTACTGCCGTTGAGTGGGCTACCCCATACATGCGTTGACGCAAATTGCCTATCTCTTCAAATTCTTGCGCTGTTGGTCGTTCAGGGGCGATATAGCTATATACTTCATTCGGGTTGCCTTCAACTGATAAATCAACATTTGGCTCATCAAAATCAATATCCTCTAACTCAGCTGGTGTGACAGCGCCTTTGGCTAAAATATGATGCCCCCTGGAATCCAATGTTTCTTCAATCTGTTTGCCTCGCCTATCAAGTGATTTCTGATTTTGTAAATTCTGCTCAATGCGAGACGTTTCATCTAGTGGCTGTTTGCCCCATTGATCATAACCCATGAAATAATACGGTTTTCGAGGGAAACGGAAGTAATTATGATAGACCTTTTCTTCTCGTACATGAGAGGGTGGTTGGCCAGTCAATAAAATTTGTGATAACTCATTCTCATTTAATCCTCGCTTTGTCGCTTTATTCCCTGCTTCATCATAGGCAAAATATCTCGTTTCTCCTTCATAATCAAAGTTAGGATTTTTCATTTTTCCTAAGATGACATCTTTATATTTCCACAACACACCATCTATTTTCTCAACCGCAGTGTCAGAATGACTTATATAATAGGTAAACCATACTTCACGAATATTCACCTCAGTTGCCAAGAGTGCCCATGATGCTTCTTCGCCTGGCATCAAATCGTCTTGCTTTAATCGTGTATACAATTTCTCTTTTGCTTTCGGAAAGCGAAGAATAATATCCTGAATCGTAATAGGACAAATTTGAGAGATGAAATGCATCTGATCAGCGTCTTTGGTTGGACAACGATGATCAAATTCAATTAAATCAGGATGAATATTTTCAAATCGGTTATCATCTATTTCATTATCCCAGACTGCTTTTATTACTGAGATAAAATACACAGGATAGTGTTTGGCTGCTAAGCCTAAAACAAAGCGATTCTCATAGGATTTCACATCATTATCAATTGCTTTGCCTACCTCTTGCGCCATGAGCTTACTTTGATCTGACTCATTGCCTGCCAGCACAGTAAAATCAGGAATACGGGACATGAAAAGTGGTTTCATGGTGCCCTCTATTTCATAGAGCACATTATCCATGAAGCGGGATTCATAATTTTTAAGAAGTTTCTCTTTTTCCTTCTGCATGACTTGGCGGCCAAAAACATATATTTCATTCTTCTCTCGCCTCTCAAACAGATCATATTTTTCAGTGTAGTAGTTTTTATAATCCTCAACCCAATCATCAACGATTCTGACTAATTCATCATCTTCTATATCTAATTGCAACGGATCAAGCGTTTCACCGCTAATTGCCTCTTCATCCCATTCCTTCACAGGGTCAGTTTCTGTAAATGATCCTTGCATTCTAATTGTGTCATTTGCTGCCATAATATTTTTCCACTAAAAAAGCACGTATCTATGAAAGCTACGTGCTATAAAACGAGATTTCTCCCCTTTGTCGTATAATTATACCACGTCTCTTTCAACAATGTCTCGAAGAAAATATTTCATTTGACATGTTTCGCCAAAACACGTAAAGCCTGTCGGTACATTAATCAGCGTAAACGCTGGCAAGAGTACCACAGCTTTATGGTTATATTGCACAAGCGGTAAACGACAGATAAAACAGTGAAATGTATTCATCTTTGTCTCAGCATCTAAAATAAGGCTAACCACTTGTACTTTATTCTCTTGGGTGTGAAATGTGTATTTTGTTCTGCACTTCTCACAAGCTGTAATAACAGGAACTTCTTGAGCTGGAATATAGCCAGCAGAGATAGCAGTAATATTTCCTTGTACTTGGCTAATTGGATTGCCGCATTTATAACAACGAAAAAGATAGAGATTTTTCGGATCTTTTTTATTGTGTGACAACAAAACGGTTGACACAAAAATATCAGAAGAGACACCGCGAATACGTACTTGCATGTAGATATATTATAGATTTAGGTGTACTTATCTAAATTTATCAAGACTTATGACGTGGTGTTCCATATTCTCATTTGAACCATAAAATTTAGACGCGTTGCCTTCAGGCGTTGGTGTTTTGGGGTTAATTTGCCCTGTTGTCCCCTCGATCCACTTCAACGCTTTGAGCATATATCGACATGCGTCGCCTGCGTCATCATCAATACCTAATTTTCGTGTTGATTCAACATCTTCCACATCATTCTCATCATGAATGAGTTGTGGCAAGGTTCGTATGAGATTGACACAATTTGCTGTCGATTGCCAATATGGTAGATTATCAGGCGCAAGAGAGAGCCATTTATGCATAATTTGCCAGCCAGGGATTCGATCATTTGAACCAGGCTTTAATAGTCGCCAACGATTATCTGCAGCATAGAATTGATCTCTGATAGAATCAGACATATCATTTGATTTATTAAAAATAGCAGGGTCTGCTTGTACCCATGTAACATCATCAAGGGTAAGATTATATGTCTTCATTTTTTCTTTTATAACCTCAGACCATTCATGCGGGTTTTTTTCATTGCCATAGACTTCAAGAAATGTCTTAATTCTATAGAATGTTGTTGTGTCGCTTTTTTCATTGGTAAAAAACGCTTTCGTCACTGTGGAAAGATAAAAAGCAAATGGTTTTGTTCTTCCCCAATCCATACCACCCACAATAAGTGATCCCTTGAGTGGAATAAAGGGGTTAATAACATGTTGATTTTGATTAAATTCAGTGAAATATTGTCCAGCGAATATATCCCATGATCCTTCTAAAAATGCTTTGCGCTGTTGTTCAGGCAAACTCTCTAATTGTTTGATATATTCTTTTGAAATGTACTCATTATCATACGCATTGGCATGCACATAGAAAAATCTATTCTGCTCTAAATCGCCTGAGTTTTTATCAATAAAGTATTTTCGTACCCATCCATGCCCGACACCTCCTGGATTAGTCGCACCCATGAACTTTACTTCATCAACACCAGGGTAGCGTAGTCTGTTACGTAAATCCATAAATGTCTGGGCAGTATTTCGTGTCAATTCCTCAACAAATTCTCCCGCAAATTCAGTTGACATGTATTTTGATGGATCATCAAGATTACGAAGGAGAATCTTTCCTGAACCATACTCAGGAGCAATAAAAAAAGCCAGTCCATCAATTTTATTATCCTTCAATTCTCCGAGCCATTTCGGGAATTCTCGTTCAATTCTGCTGATTTGGCGGTCTTTGAGTGTTGGATAATCTTCAGAGAAAAGCCCAACTGGAATATCTCGAATGCCTGTTTTCAAATGCAGATACAGAAGATAAGCGAGTGCGCCCCATCGAAGTAGATAGCTTTTGCCACCACCCATTGATCCACCGTAGAGAAGATATTTACACTGTGGATTTAAGAGCGTCTGTAACGCTGTCAATTGCTTTGGTTGTGGATTGATTAAATCCGTAATTTGTAATTCTTTCATCAAACTTTATTAATGGTTTTCCATCTGTTGTAATATCTGTTTCTGTTTTATCTTTCCAACCAAAATTATTCTTTGCGTTAAAGATAAGTCCTGGCGTAAATGTATCCTTACTATTCATTCGTGTTTCGACGTCTTCTTCAATTTTTTGTCGAGCTGCTTTTATAGCGTCACCAAATTCATCTTTGTGAGAATATTCCATAAGAGCTTGGCGACTTAATCCTATTCTTCTCGCAAGGCCACTCATGGTATATGGCGCAGGGTCAGTAATCATATATTCTTTCATGTTTTTATCATCCCAAATCTTTTTCGTCCGATTATCACACCAATCAAAATATTCATCAATAACTGTTTGTAATTCTTCAACTGTTTTAAATTTTAATGGTCTGCCTACTTTATTTTCTTCCATATTATTTCATTATCCTCATCATAATAGTTGTAAGTTCTGATACCACGCTTTCTCTTCCCGTCATGATAATCTCTTGATGCTCCATAGGCAACACATTATCACAGTAGAAGTCATACAGAGCCATCACAACATGAATCATCTCATGCAAGATTACCCATTCTTCAGGGTTTTCATCTTTAAAATCAATTGTAGCATGGTAATATCTCGGATCTGCTACAGTTCGAGCTGTCTGGTTGAGGGTTGGAAAATGTCTTACGTTAATATTCCAATTCGTCAAACCAAATAGCTCCTGATAGTGTTTTACTTTTTGTTCCATTTTTTTGCATTTTCGGCAAATGTTGCTCTCTTTCTTTCTAATGGACTTTTTGATTTCTTTGCTTTTGAAAGTTCTTTAGATGTGAGTTTTTTGCCTTGTTTGACTCCTAATTCTTTGTGTAATGCTCCCTTTTTCACTTTGATTTTCATATAATCACCCCCTTTGATATTCCTCTTGTTTCATTGACTGTAACAATTCTTTTGCTTTAACAAGATCGGGTATTGTATCTAACGTCTCCTTCATAGCCTCTTGTGCTTCTTTTCTCTCAGGTGTTTGACTACGCTTCCATGCTTCTTGAGCTGTTATTGGCTTAATTCTTCCTGTTGGTGCAGAAGGCATCATCAATTTCTTTGCTTCTATTTTAATAGTCTTACCTGTTTCATCAATAAACTCCTTCATATCTTTCTTCTCAGAATTAATATAACCAACAAAGAATCCTGTTACAAACCAGATAAAGGAAATAAAGGTAATGATAAAACCGTCACTCATATTTGTGCAAATTCTCCTGTATAGCCCTTTTTATGAAATGGATTATCAACTGTGTGTGTATATTCAATTGTAGGATTGAGTGTACTTTTTACTTGAAAACAGGTATCTGTGGCGTAATCATCATAATTTCTGGGAAGAATAAAAAGGCCTGGTATAGGAGTTTGGGGATCACAAAGATCAATAACAAGTGTAGAAACGAACTTATAAATGTGTTGCACGAGATATGGATGCCCTGTTGATTTATGGCGTATTATCTCACCGACTTTCCAATTTGGCCTAGGCAGCTGTTCGTTTGTCATTTTAGAATAAGTTTCTCATTCATGCTATGCATGTCTCTTATAATAGCGATCAGAATTATAAACGTATTTTGCTTCTTTTATTTCCTTCTCACTAAAGCCTTGCCGAAGCATTGCTTTTTTTCCATATTTCTCTAAGAATTCTCTTGACGCATGTCCCTTATAATGTGCTGGGTGAATATCATCCCAATGCATTTCCCGATTATTTTTAATACTTTCCCCTGCCATTTCTGGCACTTTCTTAATTGAAGCATCTTGCAAGAGCTGACAAGACTGACAATAGGGCAACACTCCTAAAATTGGGTGTACCTGTCTATTGGTTTTCCGACAGGAAACGCAAAGATGCTTCTTCATTGATTACTTCTTTCCGCATTTTTTGCAGGATACCTTTCCATGCTTCTTGCATTTTTTCATATCTCTATCACCTCTCTTTATATTTTCTCTATAATTTTCGGAACACCAATAACATTCGTCGTCATAATCTGGATTGCAACACTCACTGCATTTCGTATTGCATGCATAGGGACAAGGACCGGATCAACTATTCTGTTTTTTATCATATCCTTTGCTTTTCCATCAGTGACATCAATTCCCCATGATTCTCTCTTTTTTTGGAGAGCTAAAGCACAATCTACCTCAGATAATCCTGCATTATGAATAAGCTTATAAAATGGTTGATAGAGTGCATTGTAGAGAATTATGTCATGTAGTCCCCTTGGATCACCAAGATACTTCCGCGCATGTAAATATGCTATTTCACCCCCTGCGACAATACCTTTTTCCATAGCTGCTCTGGTAGCTGCCACTGCATCAATAACACGTTCTCGCCGTTCTTTCATCTCTACTTCTGTGTGTCCACCTACGTGAATTACTGCGACACCTGATGTAAGTTTCCCTATACGCGCTTTGAGTTGTTCTTTATCAAAATCACCATCCGTTGTCAGAAGACTTGTCTTCATTGATTCAACGCGCTCAGCTATGGATTTTTTCGTACCGCTTCCACCGACAATAACTGTTGCGTCTTTTGTGGAAGCAACATATTCAGCAAATCCTAAATGTTCAATTGTTATATCATCCAACTTATATCCTGCATCTCCTGAAATGTATGTCCCACCTGTTAAGATAGCTAAATCTTGCAGGATATCTTTTTGATTTTGTCCAAAAGAGGGAGCTTGAATAGCAATACTAAATAATTTCCCTTCCATTTTATTTTTAATAAGTAATGGGAGAGCTTCACCTGAAATATCAGGAGAGATGATAACTAATATATTTGATTTTTTTAATAATGACTCAAAAAACGCAGCTAAGGGAGCAAGGGTGGTAAGGGACAGGTCAGTAATAAGAAAATACGCATTCTCTAATCGTGCTTCTTCACGATTTGGATTGTTAATAAACCATGGATGAATAAACCCACGGTCAAATTGCATTCCTTCTTGATGATCGACTGTTGTGAATTGGCTCTTTGATTCCTCAACTGTCACCACTCCATCTTTTCCCACTTTATCTAATGTTTTCGCAACAAGTTTTCCCAATTCCTCATCTTCTGCCGAGATGGTAGCGATATACTCCATGTCTTTTACGCCACTCACAGGTTTTGCCATTTGCTCTAACTGATTTACTAATCGTTCAGAACTTTGCTCGAGTCCTTTCCGAAGCGCCATAGGGTTCACGCCGGACGCAATTAATTCCATGCTCTCTTGGATAATTGCTCGTGCAAGTATCATGACAGCGGTTGTTCCATCGCCAACAATGTCAACCTGTTTTTGTGCCGCTTGTTTTAATAATTGCGCGCCCATATTTTCAAATTCATCTTCTAAATCAATAAAATTAGCCACTGTCACACCATCATGAATGACAACGCGTTGATATATTTCACCATTGTTGGGCACATATTTCGCTAACGCAACATTTTGTCCACGAGGGCCAAGCGTTGAAGAGACAGCATCAGCCATGATATTGACTCCACGAAGTAGACTATCTTTTGCTTCTTTATTAAATAATAATTCTGTTTTTATATGTGACATATTATTTCTCTTGTAATCTAAAATCTCCCCATTTCACGAGATAATGCTCAACACCATCAAGTTTTACCTTGTCATAACCACCTTCTTGATAATATGAGAGAAACCAAACAATATCCCCGTTTCTCCCATAATTTTTTGCTTCAATTTTCCCACCATAATTATTCGTGTCATCTAGCCCCATATCAATAATTTTTCCTCGAATTATGCGTCCTTCTTTCAGATTAGTAAGAATAAGCGTTGTATTTTTTTCTGCAAGTGGTTGAATAAGAGCTATTCCTGGTGAAGCAATATATTTTTTCATATCTAGCTTATTATACTTTTCACTGTACTTTTCTATCAATTTTCTGACGCGCTTTGTATCTCTTTCGAGGAGACACCTCTAATCCCAACCGCTTTTCAGATACACTACGATTAATCATTGGTTTACCTTTTGCACTTTCGACACGTTGACGGCTTAACGCTGCCTCACTCAACATCTCACGTTGGTCAATGATTCTAAAATCTCTCACATCAATTGGTATAAAGTTTTCTTTCATAAAAGACTCCTCAATGCAAGAAGGTTCGCTTCAACGCTTGTGTCTACTATCGATTCTTTTATGTGCGGTAACACCGCATAGACGCAAACTATTCAAACCTTCCTGCATTCAATGGTCTTTCATCGTGACTCAAAGCAAGACGCTGGTTAGGCTCCTGGCCTTTAAGCCAGTCGGGACGTCCCCTTCCACAACCTCAGGTACCGCCTGTGTTCGTCGTAACGCCTCTGAGTGCTGTTTAACTCACTGTCTTGCTTTCAATCACGATGCTGACTCCTCATGGTCTTACTAACACTTATTTTTCGGCCTAGATAGGCTCATTCTCTCCCTGTGATCCACTTGTTGCTAACATTGATCTAGGAAACAATTTCCATTTCAGCTTTATAAACCATGACGGATGATCCTTGCCCCATTTTGCAGGTGCTTCCATAAATTCTGGCTCTTCATCTGTAAATAAACTTCTAGCCATAATCAGACCATTTGCTAATCCGTGCATGTATTGATCGTAGTCACCATTTCCCCGTGAGCATTGTATTTTTATAATATCGTTTAGATTTTCAAGTCTTTGTTCTAATGTTTTCATAATTCACCCACCTTTCTAGTTCTAAAAGTGATTCTTCTTCCACCTCATCCTAACTCCTCATGGATTGCACGTTCGGGATTTAGCCATTACATGTTAATTAGACACATAGCTTCCCCATACAATCCATGAGCAATCAGCATAGATTAAATATTACAAATATCACAACTCATTACTTTGTCTTCAAGCTTAGTTATTCTTTCTTCTAATATCCATTCCCTATCTCCTATTCTTGAAATGGAGAAGATAGGAACATTACCAGAAATAACAATGTATGTTTTCTCACTGTTATTTACCTTCTCTGCAATTTTCATATACTCACGCATTAATTGCCTCATCGTTATATATTCAGTTTTCATATCATTCTTCCTTTTTCTCACAGTTACAAAATTCGTCATGATTTAAGCATTTCTTATGACCTTCGCATCTACATGCTTCCTTTTTCTCCTGAGAGGTGAGCTTGTCCATCTCTCTTAAAGCTGCTTCCATATCAGCTAATGGTTTGATATGTGATCGTATCTCCTCAATCGTTTCTTCTCTCGTCTGTTGTGCAACACGGTCAAGGGATTGAGAGAGAAAGTCTAATACAGGTTCATACCACATTGCGCTTGTAGGAAAATCGTTAAATCTCTCTCGATATTTTGCTAATATCTCTTGCTTCGTGATTGATGGTGTCTTCATAGTAGTTTTGATAACTTTTTATAATCTTTAGGCAAAGGATAACTTTTTTTAAATTCTTTTTGGCAAAGAAGGTGTTCATTTAACGTTTTTATTAGATTATGGCATTCATTACAAACTTTCTGCTCGGTAGGCCATAATTCATATTTTTTTGAAGTATAAATGTATTTCATATATTCTTTTCCCTCCATTCAGCAATGCGTTGACGTTGTTCTTTCTTTAATTCATTCTTCACTGCTGTTTCATGGACAAAGAATTCATAATCTGGATGCTCCACATTTATAGGTTCTTCTGCATCTTCTCCTATAATTTCTTTTTCGGCGAAATCACACATGAGAGTAAGAATATCTGATACTGCATCAATTCCCTTTCCGCCTCTTCCACCATAGATAGGTGCTCTTAAATCTAACATTTCTATGACCTTTTCTTTCCATTCGTTTTTATTCATATTTTATTTTAGTAATTCTGGGTTATCGTAGATGTTGCCGATAGCTTCACAGAACTCTCGCCACTCGGTGACTACCCCGTTACCCGTGAAGCATGCATAGTTCTTATCCCACTTCACTGCGAACTTGTTTGTTTCTGCACTTGCCCATTCCTCGACATCAAACTCAAGAATGTCCCCCTCGTAGATCTCTTGACCTTCAGGAAACTCTTTAGTGCGCTTCTTGTCCTTCAGACCGGTGTATTCTCCAAATGTCTTTTCATCCAGATCGCCTTGTTTTAACGCATGAAAGAAGTTGACAAACCCCACCTCGTCTGTGGTTTCCCATTCCCCTTCCATGTCTGGAATGTTTAGTACTTTCGCTCTGAACTTGATCTCTCTCATACTCTTTAAAACCTCCAGCAAAATAAACTATTACAACATTCGCAAAATCTAAAACCTAATTTTTGTAATATATATTTCATAGTTAATACTCTTTTCTGCAATCCTCACAAAATGCATGCTTATAATCCCACTCGATAATACTTCCTCCACACTCCTCGCATCTACAGCGTAATCTCCACCAAAAGCGAATAATTGGAGTAAAGTCAATTTCAAATCCTTCTTGTGTAATTTTCATAATCTTTCAAGTACTACGTCTATATCTTTATTCCAAATTTCATTTCGTTTACTATTCACGTATTGATAATTTTCAGGGAAGTTAGTTTTGATTAATTCAACAAACTCCCAAGGATGATTGGTGTAAAACATATGATGAGCAGAACAGCCACATAAAGCATTCATCTCGTCCCATCGTAACGCATGGTTACTTCGTGAAATGATGTGCATGCATTGCAAAGTGTTTGAACAGGTTATCGTATCAAGGCCTCGTAATTGACAGATATCTCGATTACGAATAGTAAAGCTAAATAGTCTATCTGCTTTAGCCTTAAGTGCTTTTTTATTTATTTTTTTCATAGCAACGTCCTTTCATCAAAGATTTTATGCCATTCATCAACCTCTTTCTGATTCTCATATGTAGTTATGGCTCTCCCATCAATGTATTTAACATATTCTAAAGTTGCCTTAGGACATGGAGGAATATTTCTTTCTCCCCATTTCGGCTCGATGCTTTTAATCGCGT